AGTAATGACCTTTGCTGTTCAGCCCATTCATCAGTTCTACCTGGAATTTTGCTATAATGAATGAAGTGGTGTACAAAACCATTAAGGCCTTGCTCTGCTTCATTCCAGAATTTCCAGAAATGATTGTAACCCAAAGGCGTTGATGTTAATAATATTTTTGTTGTCTCACCTGAAGAAATTGTTGGGTAAACAGATGTAAAGAAATCCTCAGCAATGTTATTAGGAATAATTGCCGCCTCATCAATGTAAAGCCAGTTTACAGATTTACCTCGAATACCAGAACTTGATGTGGCTGATGTGAATATTCTACATCCGTTTTCTAATTCAATATCACCTTTGTTCCATGTCTTTAATCCTTGCTGCATCCATAGTGGCAAATTCTCATACATCAACTGATATCTATATAAAACTTCTCTAGCCGCAGCAGATTTATTTGCCAAGATAGCAACAGTCTTATTTTCTTGGAATAATGTGTACCATAAAATACAAGCGGCAGCAGTAATTGTCTTACCCTGCTGCCTTCCTTCCATTAGAATAACTTTACGATTATTAAGTATTACGTTTACTTTTTCTTTTTGGCAATCATAAAGTTTAAAGGGTACTAAGCCCTTATCTAAAGATACTATGTAACAATAATTTTCTATAAAATAAATTGGATCTCTAGAACAGCGGATATATTCTTTGACTTCGTCCTGTGTCATTGACACATTGAAGCCAATCTGTTTTAGATTTTGATTACCATTATAAGAGCTTTTATTCACTGTCGATAGTTTTGTTGTCATCTTTTAACATTTTAAGCAAGTCAGATGTTGTGCCTGCGAACACAATATTATTTTGTGTTCCTATATGACCTGGTTTGTTACCTTGAACATCATCCAATTCCCTTACTTGTTTCTGTAAAGTAATAAGATCCTTTGCAACATCTGACATTGTCTTAATTAACTGTCCAGCTACCTCATAAGTACGAGGATGCTCAGAATTTTTGGCAAGATTAATCATCTCATCGAGAGTTGATTCGCCTTTTATTACTAAATTTCGTAAAGTTCTTCTAGCTAGTTGATAATCATCTTCAGCATCATCGCCCTTGTTTGCAATAACTGCAGGCAAGATAGGCTCTGATTCCTTTTCGGAAGCAGTAAGATTAAATAACTTATCTAATTCTTCTATTTTTTTCATTAAAAATCTTCGAACGTCTCTATAAAATCTATAGTATCACCTGGCTTAGCAGTAGTAGGTGATGCTGTCACAGTATATCTTGCTTCAAGATTTGAAATATTTTTATCACTAAAAGTACTTGCAATAACCTTTTTAATGAAGCCTTGTTTATTTATAGGGCCATAGAAATTAAGTTTCATACTAAATTGTAACGTCCAAATTATAGATCTTCTATCTACAAAGTCTCCCTCATAGTTATCCTCATATGAAATATTTTCCAAAAGAATAGGCAAATCATTTTTAATGTTTAAAGCAGGAATAGCTTTTAATGTTAGATTATAATCTGGATTAAAATAAGGTAATATCTGTTCTAAAACCTGTAACCCGTCGTCTTGGTTTTTAGAATAGATATATAGATTCATATTGATATTATAGGGTGTAGGTGCATACTGTGCATCTAAGCTATTATTAGTAGAATTTACACCTCTATTTTGTTGAATAGGTGAGATTTTACGTTGAGGATCATATTCAATACCAACCATTTCAAATGACATACGAGGCAGTATTACCTGAAATCTTTTAGCATCATCTGGTCTTTGTTCTATTCTTGCTAATAGCTTTTGCTTTGGCGCATATGCCAAAGGAACTTTTATACTTTCAACTACATTATTAGAAGAATTTTTTCTATCAATAACTATATTGTTAAACATATTACCAAAAGCTACAATAGATTTTCTTACTGTTCCCCAATAAAATTTTTCATCTAACATTATTTGAATACCTCACCAAATGGGTTTCTTTCAGTAAAATCTAATATATCAGTTATACCTGTGTCGAAATCATCATTCTTGATATTAAATAAATCTGTTCTATCAGAATAGGATTCTAATATTAATGATGTTTCTGAATATTCCTCTAACAACAAAGCATCGCCGCCTTCCAATAAAAACTCATAATTTTCTAAGGATATATCTGTTTCCTCTGCAAGCGAATCTATTTCCGAAACGCCAGTATTGAAATCCTCATAGCTGTACTGCATTAATTCACATCTTAGTGTGAATACAAATAATTTACCCAATTGATAAAAAGGATTTTCAGTGTCTACTTTTCTTATTTCAAAAAAAGATTTAGTTAATGGAAAATAGACTACGTCACCCTCTGCTGGTCGCAATTCCAAAACAGTGTTGCCCGTTCTAGCAACCGTTTCTAACCATCTTTTTCTGGCCACAATAAATGTAGCATTGTCTCTTATTTCTACACCAAATTTAGACATTAGCTCGCCGTCACCCTCAAACCCCTGTACGTTCTGCATATACATTTCCAAAGGATAGGCATGCTCAAAAGAACTAATTGTATCCTCGCCCAAAATTTTATCTATATTATTAAATTTACGTGGGATATAGTATGCTTCGAATCCATAAATTTTCAGACACTCTATGATAAGATCTTCATAGAGATTCTGTTCCGATCTGCGTCCCATCGGAATACCTGACTGAAAATAATGGTTAATGGCCATGTTTACCTTTTCTATTGACTTTCTATAGACTTGGCTATATAATCGCTATGTGTCCAGATGATAATCAGCCTGTAAAAAAATCTACTGGTAATTCGAATCGCGATTGCATTTCTTCTTCTATTGCTTTAATTTCATCTATAGCTTCTTGGTAAATTGTATCTCCATTAAGCACTACACCACCAGGTAATTGAACACCTGAAAACTTCTTAAGATTTACTCCCCATTGCCTTTTAAATAGTGCAGTGCAATATCTTTTAAGAAACATATCATCGTAAACATCTGTATATGTATTGGGATCAAGTATTCTATAGCATTCTACTATAATATAATCACCGGCAGTAACATCTGCCGCCCAATCCATATCTAAGTACATACGATTCATATGTCTATTAAATCTTATTGGTTTCTGGCCCACCAATAACTGATTTATCAATTCTAAGTGTGTCTTTACCATAGAATAGTATATAAGATCAGTCGACATTAAACTGTATAAATCATTTATTAAAATTTGATACCTAACATCAAATATGTTTACACCGGTACTTCTATTTGAAAATGGAAGTACTCTGTTAACACCTACAATATTATCATTCAATTCTATATATTGGCTACTAATATTATTAGCAGTCATTTGATGTTTGAGATATACCAATTCAACAGCATCGTAATGATATTCTCTGTAGAATTGAAAAGCATCATCAATACGATCTTCTATTTGATCATCGTCTACATTTATTTCTATAACAGGATGTCCTAAGTTTCTTAGGCAATAATCTTTAAGCAATTCCCTTGATGTTACTTTAGCCATTACTTTGTTACCTCAGGTAAGACTGTTATAGTGCCTTCTTGTACTTTGTAAACTACATTAGCATCGTAAAGTTCAACATCATAAACATATCTTCCTGCCTTTATATTAGCTGTCTGAGCATAAGATAATGATATGGAAATATTTCCCGTTGTATTATTATTAATAGTGGTAGTAAAAGTAGTGGCATTAGATGAGTAATAAGATTTCCTCATCTGTGCTCTAGGAGTAAGACCAGTAATGTTTATGCTAGTTTTAGTTTTATCTTGGTACAGCACATATTCAATAAATGTTGCGCCTTGATCTAAAACTAAATCTTTATATCTTTTCATTATAGTTCTATTGGAATATATGCTAAGCTTACTTGTGTTGATTTAGATGTACCAGATAAATTAGTTACGGTTACATATACTTTTCTTTGTCCTACAGCATCATACCCCACTATAGCAGGTGTGAATGATTCGGATTGGGCGCCAGGCGTAGAAAAATCGCACAATATACCTGCGTTTGCGGAATATGGAGTACCTGCAGCTCTAGATAAATCATTAGTCCTAGAAAATTCGCTGATATACATTCTTATTCTAGATTCTGAATTAGTAGCTATTACGCCTATAACAAAAGCATTAGCAAAGGTTTGAATATCAATATATCCTGTAGTAGATGAAGCAAGTGTTACGGTATTTCCACTAGCAGATCTTCTAGATGATAATCCTAATCCACCGCCAATTAAACTTAGATTATTAAAAGTCAATGTTCCATCATTCTTTATAACTAAACCATCTTGTCCATCAACTGAAATACCAACAGTGCCTATTCCCACATGGTATAATCCACTTCGTCTAGCATTTGGCCAAGAGAAACTAGGATTAATCCTTGAATCAGTTACGTTACCAGTCACCTGCCCATTAGAATATAGATTAGAAAAATTATTATTAATTTTCATCATGGATGTACGCAACGGATCACCTGATCCATCATTGGGTACTAACCCTACATTAATAATTTCTATATTGGCATTAATTGTCATTATTTTTCCTGATTAAACTTTTCATTTCATTTAGAATAGTAAAAATATCACCTATTTGTTTTTCTAAATTTTCTAATCTCTTATTAGAAGATAAACGTTGATCGTATGCTTGAAATTCTTTTTCATTACAAAATAATAAAGCAAAATTATCTGGATCCTGAACGTAGTCAGAATTTTCTTTAACAGGTATAAACTTATCCATAGATAGCAGTCGCAATTAAATCTTTTACTTTTGGAACAACAGAATTATTATCAGAATAGAATACAATCTTAATTTGATAACTATTAAAATCAGTATATTTTTTACCGGTTACTGTAGCACTGTCATATGATAAAGCTAAGTTTTCATAAACTTCTGAGACATAACTATTATCAGCAAGACCAGCATATTTTACGGATATATCTGATCTTAATGGAATTCTTTGCCATTTTAGATTTTCAAATGGTATAATTTCAAAATCCGTAGATGATCTAATTTTGACAAAGACATCTATATCTGTATAAATTTTTCTATTGACAGATAAGGAAATTTTTATACCATTAGCTCTAACACCTTGCGCTAATGTGACCTGCTTACCAACATATCTTGCTTTAGCAATAGAAGTTTTATCTTCAAGTTCACTAGCCCTTAAAGTAGTTCTATTTGTTAAAGGATCTATTTCATACCTAGTGACACTAAAATATGTTCTACTTAAATCCAATATAGGAGATACGTCTGCAGACTTGTTATTGAATGTTACTTGAAGATTAACGTCACCTGCTGTATTTGCTACTTTAGTTTCAAATTGAGGCAATTCAATAAATGTTTGTACAGGATTGAACCCAGACGTAGTACCAACGGTATTTTTAGTCTGTAGTTTGTAATCTACGCTATTTAAATCACCGAAATTATAGAAAGAGGATGAAACATATATACTGTCATAGTTAAGTAACGGCATATTAGTATTTTGTAAATTAAATAACTTTGTTCCAGTCTCAAATTCTGCCTTTATTAAATTAAAACATAAACTAGTACTTGCATCGCCTGTCCATGTTTTAGTATATCTTGTTTTTTTAATAAGACCAAAAAATCTTCTTTTAACTGTCTTTAACAATTGTGTTTTAAATAATTCACCTACATAAGGTTGTTTAGTAATAACACTATTATTTGTTGCACCTGTAATTTTTTCGTTAATTTTACCAGTATATAAAGTATAATCACTTGAATTAGATAAAATTGTTAATCCATATGTTTCACCTGTTTTTAAAAATACAGGTGAATCGAAATTAATTACTGTTGGTGCTCCGAGTCCAGCATCTGTATTGCTAGGAACTATAACATCAGCCGGCTGTAAAACAACAGAAGATCCTGTTATAAATGAAGTACTATCTGGCACACCTAAAGTACATTTTCTAAATTCTATTACCACTGGTTGGTCTGGACTTTTAGTTCTAAAAAATAATTCAATTGTTTTAATGTAGATTCCCTGTGGATATAAAGCATTATCAATTTTAAATGTTTGAGATAATGGAAAATTTACATTTGAAATATTAGTCGATGGTCTTTGCAATCCCGATTCTGTATTAAAAAAAGGAACTATAGTATCGCCGATTGCTTCTACAGTTGTTTCAGCTACAAAAGTAGAACTGTTTTCTGGCCAATTAGGGTTGTCTACTAACGACAATTTTACTGGTCCTATTGGTACACTAAAAAATTGATTATTAGGAATATATACGTTAGCAACTAATGACCCTGTTGAATCTGTAAAAATAGGATTGTTAAAC